TATTTGCTGCTATAGCAAGAACGATTATCGGTTCTGCTGTTGGTGTGTTAGTATCTACTGTTCCAGGGATAGTGTGTACAGAAGCATAATCAGTTAAGAGATAATGTTGGCCGGGAACAAGAGTGCCGTTGCTGATCATAATTGCAAGTTCAGCATAAGTTTTACTGATAGCGTTAGCAGTCTTTAAGTTAAGTTGCGATTGGATTTCAGATTCAGAATTTTTTAAGGTTGCTACCTCTGCGTCTGAAATACCAATTTTACGGAGATAATTATTAAAGGTTCTCATTTATAATTTCTCCATATTAAACGAGTTTAATTCTGATAAGTTGATTAGCGGCGGAAGCTGAATCGAGAGAGTAACCGTTGACAAAACCAGCGACACCAGTGACGGCTTTACCGGCAGCATCAGAAGAGACAGCGACACCAAGAGCGATAGCGCCGCCCGTGACAACAAGAGCGATACCGGAAACAGCGACTGGGGCTTGTTCACCAAGGGGAGTATCATCGTTTAAGACACCAAGTGCTTTAGCATCTACGGTACAAATAGCGCCGGAAAAGCCGATGAAAAGATTTTTACTTGCTGATAAATCGACAGCAGCTACAATGGAAGTAATAAGGGTTGTTTGTTCGGTTTTCATTTTTATTTGCCTTAATAAATTATTTTAAAAATTAAATTTCTTGAAAAAGTGAATTAAATTTTTCTTGGTCTACCGCGACCGCGCTTTAAGTTAGGATTAGCAGAATAAACACTTGAAATTATTTCAGATTCTTTTGCCGGGATTAAAAAATTTGCAAGAGACGGTTCAAAGAAATCAATTATTGAACCTTCAGGGATTAATTTATTATTGATGAATAAATCAGAATTAATAACTCTATAATATTTAATATTATTATGAGTTACCAAAGTTTCTTCCGGCAAATTATAAACAGATGTAGTTTCCATAAAACCTTTCTTATACATAAACCTGTTGGTTTATGCGTTTGTGTCGTTAATCAAATAGCCAGCATCGGAGCCAACAATGAGAGCCTGGAAAATATCGGTATTACGAACGTATTCAATTTTGTTACCTTCACTAGAATAAACATCAACAATAGGGAAGTTTCTTTTCTTGAAAGTGTACCCGAAAGAAGGCTCATATAAACTGCGTTCTGAATTAGGGGCTTGCGTTGGAACATAAGCAAGGACTACGTTGTCAGACCAGACATCGTTAAAAACATCAACATTGTCAGAATAAACGGCTTCACCGACGAATAAAAATGGAATATCCAAAAGAGTTGCGAGAAGCTGGGGAGTGATGACAGAGTTAATTGTATATTTAATTTTATCAAGGATAGCAGGGTGATTGCGTAATGCTGAATAAGCACTTGCCCCAAGGATAGCAACATTAGGGCGTTTAGCGATTTTAGACCGGACTGCTTCTTTAGCAGTTTCGAAGATTAAAACCGGGTCACTTAAAGGATTAGTAAACTTATCACCGGCGGCAAGAGTAACTTTATTACCGGCAGGGAAAGAAGCAAGATTTTGACAAAGGTCAGCGACTTGTTTTTCAAGACGAAGTTTAATAGTTTCGGTTGTTACATGAGTTGCATAAACTTTCAAACTCCGGATATCTTCCTGAACTTCGCGGTAATCCATTGGAAACGCAATATCGTGTTCAGTTAAAGAAAAACTAACAGTATTCAAACCAGAAGGGTTGATGATGTTAGAATGAGCACGGATAGCTCTTTCAGTATTATAGATACGGAACGATTCTTTGTTAAAAAGCGGGACTTTACCACCTTCCTTATCAACAGAAACGTTGGGGAAGAGGTGGCTTGAGACTAAATTGGGCTGGGAGAAGCCACGCGCAAGCGAGGTTAAAACGGGATCAACGATTCTTTTATTTTGGAGTGACATTTTAATATTTCCTTATATTAAGAGTTAAAAACAATTTGAGCCGCTTCTTGATATGAAATTTTCTTTTCCATAACAACAGCTAATATTTTTTTATGAACTTCTTCTGAATCAGAATCTAAAGTATATTCAGAGAAGTCGAAAGATTTGTTTGTTTTGTCATTTACAATTTTTTCCGGCGGGGTGGCGAAATCAGTTGAGTTGATGATAACCGGGAACGAAGAAACGAAACCAGAAAGAAAATTCTCTAAAGAAAAATTATCATCAGAAAAATTTGTGGATAAAAGAGAAAGCAATTTTTCTTTCATAGGGACGGTTAATTTGCCATCCTGGAAAGCCTGCTCGATTTGATCTTTGAAGTTAGAGGAGAAAGTATAAGTAACATTAAGATCAGGTTTTGCGTTGTTGTCATCCTTAGTAACACTAACCCGGAGTTCTTTCCATTCTGAAAAATCATTTTTGAATTTATTTATTTCTTCTGAAAGATTAGAGATTTGAAGCAATACATCAGAAAGGTGAAATTCTTCAACAGGAACAGGTTTTGGTTCAAGCTCAGAAAAAACCATATCGAACACAATAACTGCCTGAACATCTTCAAACTGTAGATCAGCAAGGCCTTTAACAGCGGGAAGAACAGCGCCAAGGAAGCCAACGTGCCGGAGATAGCCATCGGGAGTAAGAGAAATACTTCTTTTTTTGAATAAACCATCTTTTATTGCAGTTAAAAATTCAGGAACAATTTTAGAAGCAGAAGCAATTAATTTATCACCTTCAACTTTGAGGGAATCAATCCAACCGTAAGCGGGGTCGTTTGTCTGCGGATGACCGATAACCATTGGGGCTTCTGAAAGAGAGGGATTATAAGAAGCAGCGATTTTAGTTAAATCTTCTTGGGAGAAATTAACTTCTGCGCCGTTAGAGTTGATGAATTTACCAGTTTTAAGTATTTCAAAATCCATTTTATAAACCTATGAATAATTAAATAATAAGAACAGCAGTAAAATAATAAAAAAAAATAGAATGTCAAGTATTATTACAAAAAAAATTATATTTTGGTATTATATTAGAGAGGCATGATATAAAAAGTTATAATTAATATGAAAAACGATAGAAAAGAGAAGTTTTGTTTAGAGTATTTAAAAGATTTAAATGCAACAAAAGCGGCAATTAGAGCCGGGTATTCAGAAAAGACGGCAAAAACAACAGCATCAAGATTGTTGACTAATGATGACATAAAAAAAAGGATAGAAGGATTAAAAGAGAAACGAATAAAAAGGACAGAAATAACAATTGATGCGATAATAGAAGGGTTTAATAAAATTGCATTTGCAAATAAAGGGTGCGAAAAGACAAGCGATAGATTAAAGGCGCTGGAGATGTTGGGGAAATATATTGGAATGTTTAAGGAAGCGGAAAGTAACAGAAATATAATTGTTAATCATATAACAAATTTGAAAGAGGAAATAAAGATATGAAACCTTATGAATTAAAATTAACAAAGCAATTAAAAAAAGATTTTGCAAAAGCAGATAAAATTAACTCTACCTTCCAACTATATTCAAGCCTGCCGGATCCGGATAAAATATTAGCTGAAAATAATTATGATTATGCGATACTGAGGGATTTGTTGAATGATCCACATCTTTCCGCTGTAGTGCAACAGAGAAAATCACTTGTACAACAGTTGGGATGGGAAATCACGTGTGAAGGAGACAAAGAAACAGAAATGAAAGTTGTGAAATGGATGCAGAAACTTGAAATTGATACTATAATTGAAAATATGCTGGATTGTATACTTTATGGATATGAAGTACTTGAAATAAACTGGGGAATAAAAAACGGAGAAATATATCCACAAAAAATAAATTCAAAACCACAGGAGTGGTTTATATTTGATCAAGAGGGCGTATTGCGAATGAGGCAAAAGAATCAATATGGATATACATTTGTAGAGGGGGTTGAATTACCAAAGAACAAATTCATAATATTGCAGAATGGAGCAAGTTATGTAAATCCTTATGGTGAAAAACTAATTTCAAAATGTTATTGGCCGGTGAACCTAAAACGTTCCGGGATGGATTTCTGGCAGATAATGGTAGAGAGATATGGAATGCCTTTCTTAATTGGACGATATACAGCAACGGCGACCGAACAGGGAAAAGCAGATCTATTGACAGGGTTGCAGGATCTAGTAACAGATAACATTGCTATATTTCTTGATACAGTAATAATCGAATTAAAAGAACACCCGAAATTTGATATAGGGCAGCTTTATCAATATTTAGCTGAGTTCTATAACGCTGAGATGAGCAAAGTTATCCTTACCGAAACACTAACTACTGAAATAAAAGAAAAAGGGAGTTATGCAGCGGCGCAAGTACACAGGGAAACAGCAGCAAGTGTAGCAATGAAGGACAAGAAACTAATAGAAGTGGCGATGAACAAACTACTTGAAATGTATTCTGCGTTTAACTATACTGAAAATAAAAACATAAGATTTCGATTAACGAAAAAAGAAGCGGTTGAAGCAGAGACGATAGAGCGTGATATAAAATTAAAAGAATTGGGGATTGTATTTACGAAAGAGTATTTACAGAGAAAGTATAATTTAAATGCAGATGATTTTGTAATGTAAGAGAGACAAAAATAAAAGGACAAAAAAAACATTAAAGAATAATAATGCAGAACGATATAGATTATACGATAAAATCTAATTTTCACGCGAAACAAGAAGAAATATTTAATGATCATTCACGCTATAAGATAATTGCGAAAGGACGACGTTTTGGTTTAACGCGAGGATTTGTAATTTATGCGATTAGTGCAGCATTACAGAATCCAACTGCAAAAATATTGTGGGTTGATACTATTTACGGAAATATTAACCGTTATTATGATAGATATTTTCTTCCGCAATTAGATAAAATAAAATTAATTTATCAGCACAAAAGGCAGGATAACATTTTAAAAATAAATGGCGCAGAAATTGATTTCAAGTCTGCGGATCGGCCGGAGAACATGGAAGGGCAAGCGTATAACTTAATAATAATGAATGAAGCGGGTATCATATTAAAGAACAGGAGAATATGGACTGAAACAATTTTGCCTATGGTAATAGATTATAAGGCGAAAGTATTAATAGGGGGGACACCAAAAGGGAAATGGGTTAAAGCGAATGAGAAGCATTTGTTTTATGAATTATTTCAGAAATGTATAGAGAAAGAAAATTGGAAGGCATTTAATTATTCAACTTACGATAATCCATTATTGGATACAGAAGAAATAAAAGAAGTAGAAAATGAAATTCCTCTTTTTTTAAGACAGCAGGAAATTTACGGAAAGTTCATTGAAAAAAACGAAGCGCAAATAATTAATCACGATTGGTGGAAATTTTTTCAATTAGGAATTAGGAATGAGGGATTAGGAATTGAACGCATAGTGCAGAGTTGGGATACTGCATTTAAGACGAAGGAAGAGAACGATTTTTCTGTTTGTACGACTTGGGGAATAACAAAAAACAAGTTTTTGCTGTTGGACCTGTTCCGGGAAAGGATGGAATTCCCGGAGTTGAAGCGCAAAGCTGCGGATTTGTATTTGAAGTTTAAACCGGCGGTAGTTTTGATAGAGGATAAAGCTTCAGGGCAGTCATTAATACAGGAATTAGAAAGAGAAACGCGGATCCCGATAAAAAAAATTAAAGTAGACAGGGATAAATTCTCGCGATTTATTGCAATTACGCCACTTATTGAAGCCGGGAAAGTTGAGATACCAGAAGGGGAAAGTATATCAGAACAATTCATAAATGAAATGGAAGAATTTCCTAACGGAGAAT